AACTGCAGGCAGTCTGCGCATAGCAGATACCGCCATGACATCCGAGAGGAGACCGGAGTCCCCAGGGAAATCCCGGAAAACCGTATCGGACAACGCAGTTTTCACAATCTCGTCGATTGTGTCTGAGTGCCTCTGGAACCACCACCGAATCACCCTGTAATAAAGGGAATTCGGGCGATGTGGTGAGAGATTCCGCACCAGAAAATGAAGGAAGCTCGCATGGCGAGCCCCCACCAGATCCTCGCGTCCGAACTGGGATTCAAAGAGCGCAGTCTGGGCTACTACCTGTTCCAAGGGTAAAGAATCCCCTTGAGAATGGTTGCAGCCAAAGGGAGGTAATAATCGAGCCAAACGATCATAAACGGCTCTTTCCCTTCTGCGCAGTATCCTGCGGAACTTCTGGCCAAAATTTCGCATCAATTCCATAAAATTCTTGGAATTGGGATCGCGCCACTTAAAAGCGGAAACGATCCGAGTTGGGGTAATTATCTTACCACCAAACTCAGCTATCTTGGAGGAAGAAAGACTTTTAGTCCAAGAAATTGGGCACTCCAGAAGCTCTAGCATGCGAATGTACTGGTGAAAGGTCGGTTCATGGAGGATAGTAACATCATCCCCCAATATAAAGAACCTACCAGGTACACCACAGGCCAAGTAATCCAGCAAAACACCGTGCGTTAGCGCAAAACTAGGGAACGATGGGTATAAACCCATCGGTTGACCCTTGCGCCAAAACACGTCATCCTTAAGGTCGGGACAATACCATCTAGCCCGAGACAACTCCTCAAAAAGAGATATATAAGGGTTGCCAACGCCAGGATAAAGAGCGTTCAATACGGAGAGCTGGAGACTTAAAGGGAAGTAGTCAGTCGCCGAAGAAAGATCGACGGAGTAGACTACCCCATCCTTCTGCAGGACTTTTTGAATTGCAGGCCAGGCCTTAGTCTGGTCGTGGGTACAATCCCACGGTACCCTACTTAATTCAGTAAATAGTGCTGAACCCAAAGGGTGAAGCGCCATTTGATGAATGCGGTAGGGTGACGCAATCCAACGGACCTTCCAGCCGCCATCCTTGGTTAACGGGATAACGTGACCGGATTGCACCATTTCCAAAGGAAATGATGTGGACTCACGATTCTCATAATGAGTAGTGAGGCGCCGAGAACGAACACCCTCGATACCATCCAGGACCGGCTCGTAACAATCCCAATGCCTATCCGTGAAAACACGGTGCGGCGGATGCCTAAACCAGTTTAATTCTTCCTCAAGACAAGAGTCCTGAGGGACTGATTTAGCTCCAAAAATGGGTGCACGAGTCGCTGACCGGCCCCGGAAGGTTAGTAATGGCTGGGTCTTACCCAGCACATCCCAGATGCCCAAAACGGAACGGGCGTGTGACGCTAATGCCTCATGGAGATCCTCCGGTATAAACGTTGGAGAAGCCCCTGTGGCTTCGCGCATGGCTTCTATATGTTCAGGATAGGGCCGATTAGGTCGAATAGTACTATAGACCATTAGGCAATTTACCGCTATGGTAAAATCCTTAACCGAACCAGTAGCCATTGACGCCAACCTGCCAAAAACCCCTCTCCAGGTACCTCGCCGATTACGGCGAACCCAGGTCAGGGGGGGTTGACCGGCTCGAAGACGAATCATATCTGTCTTCAGCGATTTGAGCCGATCAACTGTCCATTTTGGACCGGAATTGGCTAGCCACTTAGTTATCTCTTCCAAAAGTTCACGGGAGAGGCTAGGTAGCAAACCATAAGAATTAAATCTCCGAAGCATGTCCGAG